CAAGGAGATATCAGACGAAAAGATCGGGAATGGTGAATGGACATATGATGAAATAATGGATGAGTTTGAATCCGAATCCGGAGAAACCATTCCCGGATACAACGGTCTTGAAACAGAGCAGGACTACGCCTACTGGATCAATGAAGTAACCGGCGACTACCCATCATCAATGCGCGACTTCACCTATCACTTCTACTGGTGCCTTCGCGCCATAGACTGGGCCGTCGGTCAGTACGATGCTCAGCGCGAGACCCCTCACGATCTTGACACGATGAGATGCGAAAGCTGCAACGCGCTTGTTTCGTGGGGTGAAGCGAGACTGAGAGTAAGTCGAGGTGGACACTGCGGGCGCTGCGGCGGATCGCTGATCAGGCAGGCGAGGTGGAACCCGATACTCAGCATCAGGATCCCAGACTAACCGGAAAGGACGGATATTATGAAAGTAACATTTGAGAATAGATGGCCAACAAACAGCACTAGATTCCTTTTTCCCGCACTTGCAATTCGCGGGTTTAAGCGCGGAGCTAAACAGCTGACACTTGCCTTTTGGACGTGGAGAGCGGATCTACATTACGGAGATCATCAATGAGCGGTGAAGATTTTATATCTGAGACGAGAAGAGATGAGCGCGTGGACAATCTGGCCGTTCTGAATTTTGCAGCTGGCATGATGGACAAGCTGCGGGCCAATTCATATAAGACCCATTGGTCGGTGGCGGGGATTGGGCACCTATTCAAGCGACTCATTGACGAGGTTCACGAACTTGACGAGGCGCTGCTGAATGATATCACCAATTCGGACAAAGAATCCGCGCTGGCAATTATGTCGGAATGCTATGATGTCGCCAACTTCGCAATGATGATCGCCGACAACCTCAGCAACCCAAACCTCAGAAGGGATGGGTAATGAGCCTGTTTGAAATAGGGGCCCAAAGCCTCGGGTCAATGAGTCCGCGACCGTATCAAAGCGAATGCTTGGATGCACTATCTCACTTCTTATCAACCAAAGACTCAAACCCGTGCGCGGTCATCCCGACGGGCGGCGGAAAATCAATAATCATCGCCTGGGCCATTCAGAGGTGGAAAGAGAAATACCCACCGCTCAGGGTGTGCATCTTGGCGCACCGTCAAGAGCTCGTTATGCAGAACGCGGAGGAGCTGATAGCGCTCTGCCCCGGCGGCGACATCGGAATCTATTCATCTGGCCTGCGAAGAAGAGATACCGAGCACTCTGTTTTGTATGCCAGCATCGATAGCATATACAAAAAGGGCGGCGAGCTTCTTCCGTTCGACTTAATCATCGTTGATGAGGCGCACCGAATACCGGCCCGCGGTGAAGGCAAGTACCTGGCGTTCATAAAAACGTGCAGACTATCCAACCCAAGACTAAGGGTTCTTGGATTTACGGCGACTCCGTTCAGAATGGGCAGCGGCCCAATCTGCCACAGAGATCATATTCTTAACGAAATATGCTACGAGGCGAACATTGCAGCAATGATAGCAGACGGCCACCTCTGCATGCTCAAATCAAAAATCGGCGACGTTCAGCCGGATCTCGAATCGGTCAAACACACAAGCGGCGGTGACTACATCGTCAAACAGCTAACCGCGGCCATAGACAAAGCCGACGTTGTTGCATCGGCTGTTCAGTCGGCCATGAGATCGATCATCGCAGAGAATAGAAAGAGCGTTGTGTTTTTCTGCATCGATATCCATCACTGCACATCGGTAAGCAACGAGCTTCGCAAGTACGGAATCGAAGCGCCCGTCGTTACGGCAAAAACACCACCAGCCACACGGGACATGATCGTTGAGAAGTTTAAGGCAGGGTTTTACAAGGCGATATGCAATGTGAATGTGTATACCGAGGGATTCAACGCGAAGCGGGTTGATTGCGTCGTGCTGCTTCGCCCCACCCTATCGAAAGGACTTTACATTCAAATGGTTGGGCGCGGTCTACGTACTCACCCGGAAAAGGAATACTGCCTTGTGCTTGATTATGCCAACTGCATAGCAGAGCATGGCCCGATAGACTGTGTTGAGTCCGGGAAAGTAAAGCTCGCCCTGTGCGGATCATGCGGCAACTCGTTTAGCTGGTCGGTCAGGACGTGCCCGTTCTGCGGATGGGAGATTCCAAAACAGGAGATAGAGCGTGAGGAGGCGGCGACGAGGGAAAAGAGAATGCACGAATCAATGGCTGCTCAGAAAAACATTCTCGGTAGCGAGCCGGAAGAGTTGGAGGTTGACTCTGTATCAGTTCACCGGCACCTCAAACCAGGCAGACCCGACAGCTTGAGGGTTCAGTATCGATGCGGGCTTACAACGGTGAGAGAATGGATATGCTTGGATCACGACGGCTTTGCCGGGCAAAAGGCGAAACGATGGTGGCTAAACAGGTTCGGCGAGGTCGAGTCGAGAACGATGACGGTCAGCAAAGCTCTTGAAGATATGTTTTTAGCGGAGAGGATTCTTGACGCGACATCCTCTATAACGGTTATTAGACGAGACAAAAACTACGAAATACTGGGGTATAAACTTTCAAATGGAAACAAACTCTACACACAAACTGCTTGAGTCGGCGCTTAGATATGCGCGGAACGGTTGGCACATATTCCCATGTAAGCCGAACTCCAAAATTCCCCTGATAGGCAAAATGGAAGGGGGTAACGGATGTATCGACGCAACAACGGACGAGAACCAGATTCGTAAGTGGTGGGGAATGTGCCCGAACGCCAACATCGGCCTGCTTTGTGGCGAGAAGTCCGGCGTCGCGGTTGTCGATATCGATGTGAAGGATGGAAAAAACGGGTGGGAGACGCTCAAGGCATTCCCCGAGCTTCCAAAAACAGTCACCCAGATGACGCCAACCGGCGGCGCACACAAGATATTCAAAACAGCAACGCCCCCGAAAAATAGAAACGGGTTCCCAACCAAGACGGACGGCATAGACATCCGCTCAAACAATTACTACATCATGCTCGCGCCATCAATCCACCCAGACACCAAGACGGAATACTCTTGGGCTGATGGAGGAGCGCCATGGGAATCGCACCTTGCAGAGTTCCCGGACTACATGCGGCCGGAAAAGCTTCCAGCGCCAAAGAGGGCCATGCCATGGGAGACAGCTGCCAAGAAATCAACAGGAACGGATCCAGTTGTTCGCCCTGCTATCATCCCGGTGCCGGGTAACCAGGTGTCCGACCGGGCGCGGCTTTACCTGAGAGAATGCGAGCCCGCCATCCAAGGAAATGCAGGCCACAATGCTTTGATGTGGGCAGCGCGGGCGCTCGTTGTGGGGTTCGAGATGGACGACGCCTCGGCCCTGTCACTGCTCTGGGAAGAGTTTAACCCGAGATGCGTGCCGCCCTGGGATGCGCTCAGCCCGTCAGACGTTCGCGACTTCGAGAGAAAGGTTCGACAGGTTCAGGACACCCCGAGCACAAAACCCAGGGGCTGGCTCCTTGAAGAGTTCGGCCTACGGTCTGGAGATGACGCACTCGCAAGGCTTGGGGCACAGTTTGCGGAAAGCATTCTGGCCGGACTCAATAGCGGCTCAGCACCCGCCGCCCAGGACGTGGAAGTTAAAAAACGCCCGTACAAACCGTTTCCGTCAGCATGCTTCACCGCACCGGTTCGCGACTACATATCGAAAGTTTCGAAAGCCCACTGCGTAGACGAATCCTTCGTAGGGCTCCCAGTACTGATCACAGCCGCGACAGCAATCGGCAACAAGGCCAGACTCCAACTGAAGAGCGGATACGTTGTTCCGCCGACTCTCTGGGGCGCTGTAGTTTCCCCGTCAGGAACCAACAAGTCTGGCCCGCTTCGAGATGTGATAGCGCCACTTCGCAGCACGATCCCGATAAACAAGCTCCCGCCAAACCCTCTCCTGTGCCCCCAAGGCAGGCAGGTCTTATCAGACGTTACGCTGGAAGCCGTTATCGTTAAGCTCAGTGAAAATCCGTGCGGTCAAATGGTGTTCCGCGGCGAGCTGGCCGGATGGCTGAACAGCTTCAACGCCTACAAGAAAAGCGGTGGAGACGAGCAGGCATGGCTTGAGTTCTGGGATGCCCACGAATATCAGCTGGACAGAAAGACCAACGGCGAGGAAATGTTTATACCCGCCGCGTCGGTCAGCGTCATCGGAGGAATCCAGCCCGCCATCTTGGCGAAATGCTTCGACCCGGAGAAGTTTGCATCCGGACTGGTGCCCCGCTTGCTGATAGCGGCACCGCCAACATCTCCACGATACTGGAGCGATGACGACATATCTGAAGAGGATCAGGTTGTGTGGACTGATATCATCACGAAGCTTCGCCTTATTTCGTTCAAGGAAATTGACCCAACAAACGCCCAATTCAAACCCGTCATCATCCAGCTTGACCCAATGGCGAAAGATCGATACCGGCAGTATTTTGACAGCATCTCGTTCGAAATGGAGACCTACACCGAGCTCGAAAGAACCTTTGGGAGCAAGAATCAGGTTATAGCTGCGCGGTTCGCGCTCATTCTTCACTGCCTATCATTCGCCAGCGGAGATATCACTGACATTATGCAGCCGGTCAAACAGTCGGTAATGGAAAACGCTACCGAGCTGGCGAAGTGGTTCCTAAACGAGCAATTCAGGGTTTACGGATCAGCAAAAGCCGAGCATGAGGAGAATGTTCACGCCGAGCTCTACGATTATATCAAATCCAAATGGGGCGGAACGGTCACGGTAAGGAAGCTCCACGCCAGCAATCAAAGAAAATACAATAAAAGCTCCGACGCAAAGGCGGCGCTTGATACTCTCGTAGCATGCGGCAGAGCCATCTGGACTGAGCACGGGCAGGGAGCGAGCGTAACGCTTGTTGAAAAATGAATATAATCGAATCAGTAACAATCGTGCTTCCGCTTCCTCCTCCATGCCTTTCACCGAATCGGCCCCCAGCGAGCCGCGGCGGACGAATGAAGAAGGCGGCGGCATCGAAGAAGTATCGGCGCACAGCCAAGGAGGCGGTCGAGGATCAGTGCATCGAAAGCGGCCCGTGGGAAAAGGCCACTATCAAGGCCGTATTCTTCCACAACACAAACCGACGGCGCGACGATGTGAACCATTTGGCCATGTTAAAGCCCGCTTATGACGGAATAACGGACGCCCAACTCATCGTAGATGACGATTCTGCACATCTGACCACCCTTTCACCCGAGTTTTGCATAAAACAGGGGCTTGATCGTGTCGAATTGACCGTAACAAGGGTCATTTAAGCAAGAAACCCCCACCCGCGAAGCGAGTGAGGGTTTTCGATCTGGGTTAAAAACCCTAATCTTCGAGCCGAGTAATGATACGATAAACGAGCGGGTACGACCACCCCTTTCCACGCGCATACTCCGGCATTTCACCGTTCATTACCCGCGTAATCTCCGACCCCTTTTTCCCACTAAGCAGCAGCTCGTGAATTTTCGTAAGGGCGACCTGCTCATATTCATCGACCAACAATCTCGACTCGTTATTCGGATCGATCTTATAGCCGTATGGAGCGAATCGGCTCATCTTCCGCCCGTTCGATTGGTGGAAGCGCATTGAACATTTCGTTCTGGCGCTGATAACCTTACGCTCGTACTCTGCGAATGACGCCAGAACCTGACGAATCATTTCCTGTTCTGGCCCGTATCCTTCCACGTCACCAGAAACCGCCTCGATTTGCCCCCCAGCGCTCGCCACAGCACGCTTTATGCACTCGCTGAGGTAAACGTCACGGGCCAAGCGGTCGAGCTTTGAAACGAGCAGGATTTCGCCGCGGTCAACCGCCTCGACAGCTTGCCACAAACTCGGCCTGTCGGCATCCCCGCCCGACAGCGCCTTATCATGATGGACTGACTTGACGATATACCCCTTCGTCGCGCAATGCTTGCGACAGACGGCCTCTTGAACCTCGCACGATTCGGACTCCCCAGCATTTCTGCGGGGGCTGAAACGCGTGTATATTACAGCCTGCGTTTTTTTGTCTTTCACATCGACCTTTCCAGGACTCTGATCAGAGTGATTCTTTGATTTTCGTCGAACCATTCAATACTTTTCTCGACCTCTTCGATCGGAACCGTGCAGTCGCAAGATTCGCCATCTTTATTACCAATGATGATAGCAATGCCGCAAAGCGGGTACGCATACCAGTCGGGCGAGAAAAAGTACTTCTCCGAGTTTTTGATTAGACCTTCTTCGTCAACGTAGACCGTTATCGAATCGTAGTCGTAATCATCAAACATCTCACCGACAGGAACGTTTTGAATCAGATCGCATTCGATGTGATCGTAGAAGTCTTGCAACTCCCCGCTAATATCGATTTCGGTAACCGTCTTATTCATTGGATTTATTTTGATAGCTCTCATTATTTTACCCCTTTTGATTCGCGTTCCATGATATTCGCAACTCTGCGTCCATACTCTGCGGTGCTCATTTTGGCGTAACCATTCGGCCCGCCAACCCAGCATCGCGCCATCTCCTCGGGCGTCATGCCGTCGCAATAGTGCTCAAAGTACACCCCCGCCATCTCGTACGACTCAATGATATCAAACCGGTCATCAAGCTCCCAGCGGGGATCCCCAATGATCCGGTTGCAATCCTCCACCATGGCCGGTGATATCTGTAGTATTCCCGCCGCGGTGCGATCCCTAGAAACCGCGTCGGCATCCCAGCCGCTCCCGATTGCCGCGATCGCCCATAGTAATAATCCCATCTCATCCATTTTATTGCTCCTCTCTGTGTGGTTTAGCTTCTCTTTCCGACCCTGAACACCATTTTGCCATCTTGAAAGTCAACGGTGATAGCCCCCGAACTAACGAGCCTGGCAATCAACTTGTTGCGCTCGATAGAGTTAATCTTCTGCGTTTTTCTGGTGAGGACATTCCGATTTATCCCCCTGTCCCCACCGGCTTCGATAAGGCTCATCACAAGCTTTTCCATCCCAACCAGCGATTCCGATATCGGTTGCTTAGAAAGCTTTATCAGCCAATCAAGCAAGTCTCTGGCGTATGGGAGTGGTGACAGGCTGGCGATCGTCGTAACGGCACGCATATCAACGACCCGAACCTTTTGGCCCGACTCATCTTCGACCTCCGTTACAGATCCAGCAATAAGAGCGCCTTCGTGCACGCCGAAAGCCGATAGCACGTCGCTCGCATTGAACAGCATCCGCCCTTGGTGCGTAACAACCGTACCCACCCTTACGGGCGAGTACAGGTTTTCAACTACTTTCGAGTTGTTCATTTTTAGCCCCTTCTGCTTGATTTGTCGGTGCGAACAACGAGCGCCCCAGTGTTTTCGGCAATAAGCGCATCGGGATTTTTGATTCCGTTCTCATATGCGGCGCTAACAGCGCTCTTCATAATTTGATCAGCGGTAGCCAGAATAATGCCAACCAGCTCAACCTTGGTTTCATAGTCATCAACAGCGCTGACAGATTTGCACGCGTCAGACATTATGATTCCGATCGCAGCAAGTGCGCTGGATACCGACGAGTCCGGCTTCATAATCAGCACGTTCTTGGCCTCCTGTGCATCACGTATAACGATATTCATAAACTCTTCAAAACTAATGCTAACCTCAGTGGCTTCATTTTTCATCATCTCATTCTCCTTTATCATGCTATCTCGGGAACCTGCCTCGTCAGACCACGGGAAGTAAATCCGCAGTGATCCCCTTGCGGGGATTTCGGCGCATCAGCTCAAATCTTCCTCTCGCTCGACGACTCGGACGTGCACAAGATCCTTACCGTCATCGATCCACTCGAACGCCATCAGATCAGCGAGCCTTTTGCCATCAACACCAGCGAGCGCGACAAGCGGGCGAATCGTATTCAGGAATACCTCAAACTCTCTCAGGCAGTCGGCTAAGCGTTCAGGCGGAACGAATAGGAAGTCGTTCGCGTCGCGGATTTTGTATCGATTCGGCGGATTGCCCTCCACGCCCTTGAAGCCGTCCTTGAATCCGTAATTCGACTCGGATATCCGCAGAAGCGCAATCGACCTCGCATCGAACAGAATCTTTTCAATCAAAGCCGGGGTCTGCTTTACGGCTTCGAGCATCCCGCTTGCATTCTCGCACACGATAACATGATCGTATTGACCTCGTCCTACATCCAAGAAAACCTTGGCCTGATATGATATCTGCTCTCCAAAGTGATCAACTATCCCGTCAATGTGCATCGACGCGCCGTTCGTTCCACACCCTCGATTATTTTCTTCCATGCTATCATCCTCCATTTTTCCGTTTCGGAGCTTCTGGCTCCATCATCAGCGACTGGGAAACACCAGTCGGACGGACTGGCGGGCACTTCTGGCCCGCCGCCTCGATCATTCAACCGCCTTCGCCGAAAACTTCGCAACCGCGGCGATTGCATCTGCCTTCGTGAATATCCCCGCATCAAGAACCACGTCAAACTTAGCCGCCTCAACAATCGGGAGGTGATCCACCGTACCCATGCACGAGTTTACTTCAGATTCGGCGGATGAAATCTGAGCCAAGAATGACATCGTACGAAAGAAGCCAATCTCGGCACACACAAGCGCCAAGGTGTCAACGTCCATAGGCGTATGCGAGTGCTTCACGATGACCGACATAATCGACAGGTTGTCACTAAACGGGCGAACCAATCCCCGTGCGGCCGTAAAGGCCACAACCTCAACGCTATTACCTTTGGCTTCCATTGCATCGGCCAGCGCGACTGCCGCCGCTCCACGATACCAAAGGTCTTGCGGCTCACGCTGACTCCCGCAAGATAGGTTGATAGCAATCCGGAACACCCGACGCTGTAGCTTGGACTTCTCCATACGAGACCAACCGTCTGTCTCGCGCCGGATCCACGACATTGCATTGAGCTCGTCGCCATCCTCTTGGCGATACCGCGGGCGCCGGACTGTGATATCCGTGTCGAATTGACTTTCGATCGATTCTGCTATCTCGGCAACCTTAACGCCTGCCGCTGGAGGAACGATCAGCTCATTCTGAATCCGAGCGGGCGTGTAGCGGTTCGTAAACTCATCGCCGCTACGAGATGACAGGTCGTCATAGAAGTACTTGTTAGCCTCTACGATGGAGTTTGCGTCCATGGATTGGGTAACGAGCTCATTCAGGGAATCAAACTCCACGATTGAATAGTTTCCTGACTTCTGGAAGCGTTTATAGTGAGTAGTCATGTTATGCCACCCGAGCTTTCTCATCTTTCGACCAGCCCAGAAAGTAATCTTCCATGACTTCGTTCAGTTGATCGCCTGCCGCGACACGCTTCGCAACACCAACCACGGTGCGAGTGGACATAACCCGACGCAAGCTGGCCGATTCGATCTTGGAACGTACCGACCAGCATCGTGCGAGAATGCTATCACGCTTGTCTTGAGAGACATATGCGCCAACGAGCGAGCGTTCCAGCGATTCATCATATCCGACTTCGACCTTGGCAACCGCAAATCGGTCAAGCGTTGCCTCATCCAGTTGATTGCGCCCGCAGTACTGACGACTTGCGCCAGTGCCGTAGGTGTTTGCCGCCGCGATAATGACCGTGTGCTCGTGTCGGTCGATGACCATATCCTCGAATGGCAGTGATAGCTGGCCATTGGCAAGCGCCGCATTGATCATAACCATTAGGTTGGAGTCTGCCGCGTCGATTTCATCGAACAAGTGGACGCCTCCGTTCTGGTATGTGGTAACGAACGGGGAAGGCTTGTAGCTCCAATTCCCTGTGCTATCAGGCAGAGTGCGCCCGATCAGGTGCGATTCAGAGCAACCTGAGCTCATGGAGTTGAAAGAGAATCTCCGGTTCATTGCCTTGGCAACTTGGGAAGCGAGTGTGGTTTTACCTGTTCCAGCTGGCCCAACAAGCAGAACGTTGAATCCCAGTCCTACAAGGTGCAACACCTTGGCAAGCTTGACGTGCGTGTGCTCGTCGAGCTCTACGGGATCCGCCCCTTTGATGTGGATATGATTGACTGTCTTGCCAACCGAGTGCAGTTGTATCAGCTCAATCACGCGTGATTCGTCCAGCTCGTTACCAAGCTTTCCACGAAGCGCCGCCGCTATCACGTCTGCTAAGTCGTCGCTGGATACTCTAGGCTGTGTTGTCGCTGGAGTGTTTTCACCAGCTGGAAGCGTGTGTATCTCTCCATTGAGTAGCGAGATTAGGTCGTCCTTCTTGGCGCTGGCAACTATGCCGCCCTTAGCCAGTCCACGTTCACGCACTTCTATGCGTAGCTCCGTGACGCTCATTTCATCGTAGTTCTTAGTGTTCATCGTTTTTGTCGCTCCTTCTTGGTTGTGTGGTTTTTGTCGCAGGCCTGTCTTATACGATAGGTGATTGATTGGCGTCAAGCTTGTTTTGATGATTCATCAACTTATTTTTTGACGTGGCGTCAACGATTTGGGTGATAGCATGACAGAACATCAAGAGGAGATGACAAAGCGTCAAAGTTTGGTGGAGCTGTGAAAGCGCCCGATTTGTATAACGTGTATAACATTGTATACGTGTATACGGGTTAATCATGATAGCATTTCTAATCCACCCCTTCAGTAAAGCGTGTCAATGGAGTGTGGAAAGTGGTGATGGATTGTCAAATAGTGGTTAGAGTGGTTGTTATGAATATGTTATACAATGTTATATATGTTATACATATATACACTGTTATACAGTGCTATCATGGATTTTTACCAATCCTTCGGAAACAGCGTTTTCACCCCTTTTCGACTTCGGAGGGGAGCCAATCGGCATGGTCGAGAGAGTGACACTATCACGAAATGCCTGCTATCATTGGGTGAAATGAGCGCATGAGCGTGAGACTATCATGCTAGTCTATAGGTGTTTGAGCTGTGATTCTGTGCTAAATGTATGAAGGGTTCCCTTCATATGTGTTGATTCGTGCTAGTTTGTGACGCTGTGAGGCCATTACAAATGATTAGGTACTTAGGAAACGCGGAAACTCGAATCACCCCCCCGGTCGTCCAGCCGCGCGGCTGATAAGCTACCCCGCGCCTCCCGGACAGGCTATTTTTCCATATAAAACATAAAAAAATGACTTGCAAAAAAATATATATATCCTAATTTGGGGCACCTATGGCAAAGCTGACCCCGAAGATGATCACTGAAATGAAGGAGCTCGGATTATACGCCGAGTTCCTGACCCTGAAAGATGGGCTTGTCGCTGAGGGAAAAACAAAACAGGACGCCGAAAATATATTATTACCCAAATTTAAGGCCCGCATTGACGGGGCGAGGATTGGGCCAGAGCGGTCGGAGATGCAGCGGCGGACGTGTGATGAAGCGACATCGATTCGCTGGGCAGCGCGGAACATTGATAACCCGCTGGTCACGATGGATGATTGCCCGGATCCTGCGGCGTGGAATCTTCTGACGTACGCCCGGCGATGTACGGCGAACGCGGATGACTTCATGAGAAACTTTTGGTCTAAGCTGGTTCCATCGAGATCGCAACTGGAAGCAGACCGGCCCGTAGAGGCTGACGGACTCAGTCAGATGGAGATGATTGATCGGATACTGGCGGCGCGAGCGGCAGCGGAGGCGGCGCAATGACGCACGTTCTTGGGAAGCCGGTCACTTCATTGAGGGCGTTGAAGAGCCCGTACTACGGGATGGTTCCGAAAGACTTCCGGAAAAATCTTTTGTTCCGGGCGGATCTGTTGAAGCAGGCGAGCGAGAATCCAGCAGTTGGCCTGCGGTTGAAAGAGATGTGCCGGGAAGACATGTTGTTTTACATCAACACGTTTTGCTTCACGTACGACCCGCGGGCGTCTGTACCGGTGATGCCGTTCATAACGTACGCAAGTTTTCAGGACGAGGCGATGTTATCGATCGCGGACTGCATTGAGATCGGGGAAGATTTCAGCATGCCGAAGAGCCGGGACATGGGCGCGTCGTGGATGGGGCTGTGTGTTTTTGAATGGTTCTGGCACTTTCGCCGTGACCTTTCGTTTTTGCTGATATCACGAAACGAGGATTATGTTGACAAAAAGGGAAATCCGAAGTCGTTGTTTTGGAAGATTGACTTTTTGCATCAGCATCAACCGAAGTGGCTTCTTCCAGATGGCCGCTGGTTGATGGACAAAGATCCGCACCGGCGGCTCCTGCATCTCGGGAATGCGGAAACGAACAGCGTGATTGATGGGGAGTCCACCACGGGTGATGCTGGGCGCGGCGACCGACGGACGGCGATGTTCATTGATGAGCATGCGGCGTTTGAGCTGAACGATGGGTTCCGCATTTTACGAGCGACCCGGGACACGACGAAATGTCGCGGGTTCAACTCGACCCCCCAGGGCGCGAACAATGGTTTTTATGAAGTGGTGCACAACACGGCGGCGCGGCAGATTCGGCTGCACTGGTCATCTCACCCGGATAAGAGTCGGGGCCTGTATCAGTTCACGAAGGAGCACGGCCTTGTGCGTCACGATGACTTCCGCGGGCTGGTCGATGTCAGCGAGAAGGGCAGCATCGGAAAACATCAGGTCATGTTCCCGGATGCGTATCCGTTCCGACTGGACGGCAAGCTTCGTTCTCCATGGTACGACGGGGAGTGTTCGCGGTGCGTGTCTGAAATGGAGATAGCACAAGAGTTAGATATTGACTTCCTGGGATCTGACTACCAATTTTTCGATGCGGAGTTTATCGGCAAGCTGCGCGAAATGTACTGCAAGCCACCGATGATGATCGGCGACCTTGAATTTGACGAGGAAACCTGCCAGCCGAAGAGGTTTGTTGAGAATCCGAAGGGCAAGATGCGACTTTGGATTCAACTGGATGGCGACTTTCAACCGGCCAAAGACCGGCGCTTCGTGCTGGGGTCTGATGTTTCCGCGGGAACCGGGGCGTCCAACTCCGTTACCTGTGTGGCCGACCGCGACACCGGGGAGAAGGTAGCAGTATGGCGCGACCCGAACACTCGACCGAATGACTTTGCCCGGGTATCGCTCGCGATCGCCAACTTTTTTAACCGAGCGTTGATGATCTGGGACGGATCCGGGCCGACCGGAGAGAACTTTAAGAAGATGGTTGTAACGAGCGGTTACGGAAATATCTATTACCGGCGCAACGAGAAGAAGGTGACGCGAACGATCACGGAAGAGCCTGGAATTTTCCTGAATCCAGTTGCAAGGACGGCGCTGTTCGAGGACTATCGCGACGCATTGTCAAACCATAAGTACATCAATCGCTCGGAAAGTGGTTTGCAGGAGTGCTTGCAGTTCATCCGAAAGACGGACGGGTCTATCATTCACAGCGCAGCCGCGAACGCTCAAGATCCCGGCGGAGCCCGTACGGCCCACGGTGACGAAGTTGTTGCAGATGCGCTTGCATGTAAGGGCGTAACAGAGCATGATGTTCAGCATTATGAAGAAAAGGTTGAAGTTCCAGATGGGTCTTTAGCCTGGCGGCGTCAGAAAAAAGCAGCGTCAGAGTCTCGCGACACTGATCGCCTTGGAGGAGGTTGGTAATGAGTATTCGGCTTTACAAAGGCAGTGATAGCAACTTTGCCGGGCAAGAGATTGTTGTGAACATTTCGACGACGCTCGACCTAACCGGCTACTCAGCCGAGTTTACCCTATGGAAAAACGTTCAGGTTTTCCCTGACATTTCATCCGGGCAGTTCGTCCTGTTGTTCCCCGCGGCGGTCACGGCGAAATTCCCGAAGATGTCGGGGTGCGGAAAGCTGGTGCTGATTGATTCGGAAGGTCTTCGCTTTGACGTTGGTGGTCAGATTCGTTTCGAGGTTACATCGGCGGCTGATATCAATGATCAGGAATTTGATCTGTCCATAGTGATCGAGCATCAGGAGGTAAGCATCTCTGTAAGCGTTGTTTTGCAGGGTGTTGGCGGCGGTGGTGGCGGTGGCGGAACGGACGCGAACGCGGTTCCGAAGTCTGACGAGGGATTTGCCGTAGTCGCTCCGACCGGCGGGAGCGTAAAAACTTTTAACCCTGATACGGCCACGCAGGGAGAGATGCTGGATTTTCTGGCAACATTGGTCGCAACCCTAAAAGAAAAGCAGGTAATATGAAACGGTGTTTGTTTTTTGTCGCGCTCCTCATGCTATCATGCAGCGCCTTCCCGGCGAGGCTTGGAGACTTAACCCGGTCGAGCGAGATCGTTACCCCGGTAACCGTGTCCGCAAGCATCCCGGAGGATTTGACTATCACGTTCCCGGCACCTCTGAGCAGGACGGTCACCGTTCAGCGAGATCGTCTGTTTGATGGTGAGCTTAACGACTTCAACGGAAGCCCGCGATGGATCGGCTCGGATGCGGAGTTTGACTTTGATGTTTATAAAAATCCGGTCGGTCACGAGGACGGCCCGGTCTGGATCGTTTACGCTGGGAGCAAGGCCGATTTCAATACGATCTATTACTACTATCTTGGCCCGGACGTTCCGGGGTACTCCGATTTAACGCACCCGATTCATCCTGTTACGTCGAGTCTTTGGAGCGAGAGCGCGGTAGGTGGAGGAACAACCGTTGCGCTGACCGTTGCTCCGGACTGGGCCGAAACAACGATTGACGGCAACCTGGTTGCGGCGGCATACCTGAAGGGTGATGGCTCTCAGATCTACGGCCTGCTGAAGAGCTGGTCGCTTCATAAAGCTCTGGCTGATCTGGATATGGACGGGCATTCGATACTCAATGTGTCGGTGAATAGTATTGAGTTCACGGACGGAACCGTTTTGAGTGCGGGCACCGTGGCCAACGCAATCGACACCGCCCAAACCGTTGATGCAGTAGAGTATGACGTGAGCTCGCTTATCAATCTTGACACGAGCTATATCACGGCGCTCGGCCAGACGCTGCCTTACGCCAGTCAAAAGAGATGGTTCGCATCCGTTCCGCAGGGAAACCCGGAAGATTACCTTCCGAATATATTTTATGAGCTCGGCTTCGCAGGCGTTGGCCATGGAAGTAACTGGTGGTTCGATGTCAGCAGTGATGGGTCTCCGATTTACAGTTACGTGAATACAAATAGCCCTCTGTCGCTTATTCCGCCGGAGGTCGGTTGGGAGTCGTTCTTGGGTGGTGACCCAGAGGTCAGTGTGGACTTTTTCATAAACTCATCTGTCCGAACGTGGTCTGGTTACAGGCCGACATCTGATGTTTCCATGGGTAACTGGGAACACAGGTATTCGATTTTAAACGGAGCTACCGGGGCGTTTGATGTTGTTACCGCTGATGCGTTTGGCGGTGACGGGATCGTTCAGGAGGCCGGGACAGCGACAGACAAGGTAATGTCTCAGGATGCTATCAGCACGAACTTGGCGTCTAAAATGAGTGTTTCTGATTATGCGAGCGGCGCAGGTAATTCAAGTCAACAGAAGGTTGATTACGCGATGTTTGCTGATGCTACCGATTACGCAAGTGCTGCCGGAACCGCGCCGTATGCAGAATCAGCCGGGTCTCTGATTCAGGATACGATAACGTACTACGGCGCGGACATGGTGCAGAAGTCGAGTATCGTCCAAACGATAACCGGCGACTCAACTACACAAATCCCGTCCGTCAATGCGATCAGAACAAACTCCATTGACGCGGAGATGTCCGTGTCTGGAAGCTACACGAAGGTTCCGACATCTGGCGCGGTGGTTGATTATGTGACGAATAAGATTGATGTCGTGGTATTCCGAGTCTCTGGAACCAACATTACGTGGTCGGTTAATGGGACGGGTACTGTTTTCAAATTCACAACCACAGCGCAGTAACATGAGAAAACTACTTCCTATTTTATTTTTGGCGGGAGCGTGCTTCGGTGAGATTCGCCTTCCGGTGTTGCCGTATCCGTACAACATTCTAAAGCAGGATCCGGATCAGTTTATCGATCTAAGCGCGACTAGGGATCTTTCGACGAATCGGAATGGAATGGCCTACGTTGACAGTACGGCGGCTGCTTACGGGGGCGTCTCTGATAGGTCGGTGGCTGCTTATACGGGACTACTGGGGGGCGATTTTCATTACTCGTTTGACATTACATACGGAACCCCGACTGCGAATCCGATGTTCTTCGTTGACGGGAAAAGAAATTTAAACGGCGGTCTTCTTATTTTTTATACCGCTACCGTCACAGTCTTTCAGTACTGGAACTCCGTAGCTATAGAGCAATTAAGCGTCACCTCGCAGACCTCGTTGGTGAACGTTCCTATCAACCTCTCAATCACCCGTACCGGGAATGCAGTTGTAGGCTCGGTTTCTAATAAAAGTAACGGGGTGGTGAGCACTACGACGGCATCGTTCACGGGGACGGTGACAACTGTAACCTCTCCAAGAATGACTATAGGATCTAGCTGGGACGGGTCAGATCATTCCTATTTTGCGAAAGTGCAGCTGCATCAGCTCAAGTGCGGGACATCACCAACCAACATAACTCGTTGGTATGTTCCTTCGGTTCGTGGTGGCAATATATTGCCTGAAGTTATAAGCGGCGCTCATGCTACGAACTCATACGGCGCTGGCGGTGAATCGACGTACTGGGCCGGATTGTATAACGGCGAGGATTACTTCCAAACCTATGGCGGAACCAAAGTGCTATCCGTCGATGCGGGACGCTCCGTCATCCCTGTAGCAAATCTTCTTGCCTCGGATGCTATCACCGTCCTTGGCACCGCTTCGGTAACAGCGTCCAATGGCTTCTTGAATATCTCAACCGGGTTGGTTGCGAAGATATCGATCAATGGAACCAATACGTATCAGCTTTGCAGTTCCTATTCATCGAACGTGGTGTCAGTCAATCCATATTATGCAGGATCCACATTTACCAATGGGAGTTTTAGATACTACCCAGCCATGGCCAGTCGAACGAATGATGTTCTTAATTACGGAATCTGCAATCCCGGCGAAACGAGCATACATAACGGCGGGGCGGTTAAGGTTCGATGTCGCGGCGGAAGAGTTGCCAGTCTTGCTTCTTCAAACAGCTATATCAACACCAATATCAAAACAGGCCCGGCAGGAACAGTTTACGAGTGGACATTTATCGGAAAATTCATCGGAGTTAACGACAGTGCCCGCACGTTTACATCGGCTGTAGGAAACGGGCAGACAGGGGCTCTGACAACATACAACTCATCCGGACGCATATTTTTATTTCTGTATAACGGCGCAACAACAATCACGCTTGATAGGAGTTTTCCAGAGGCCGAAAACGCTCATGCTAATGGAGTGCGGATCAGGCACTTTGTAAACACTTCAACAGGGGTTCATGGAACAAGGGTTAATGATGGGGATTATGTTACCGCAACCAACTCGGCTTTAATCGGTGTGAATTACGCAAATAGCACCCAGAATGGGCTGCTGCTTATTCAGGGTGCCGGGAACGTTGTGACGGAGGTGAATGGAACTTTGGAGTACGCATCATTTACAGTAGATGGTACGAATTATGTTTGGGAGTACGACGCGTCGAAACTATCCGGCACGAACCTTCCAAATTTGCGCGGAGTCGCCACCAATGCGACCGCGTTTAACATAACGCTTACGAATGACGCTTCCGCTGTTTGGGCTGGCAATCAGAGCCTCAAGAATCCGCTGTGGTCAACCAACGGGTCATCGTGGTCTTCGGTGGATTACAGAACGCTCCTAACCGCAACGAATGCTATTGTAGTTACGAATGCGAACGGCGCGATAACTCAGGTGATTACTCTATGAGAAATTTAGATCGATTCATGGTTAAGACGAAGGCTCTAGTCAATGGAGAAGTGATTGATGTCGAGGTTTTTGTGGCATATCTGGAGGCCGCGAAGAACTATATGAACTGGCCGATTTCTCCTGAGGAGACTACACGTATCCACGGCGCGCCAGTGCCGCTCCATCTGAATGAGTTCTCAATCCACGTTGATGAGTTGGATGAGACATTCATCTTTGCTCTGTCTGCCAATGAGGGACTTTGCCCGGATCGGGTTCGCAGAGACTACACAACCCGCGAAGATGGAGAAAAGTGGCTTGATTATTTGGAGCAGATGGGGTTCACTGTTGACGACTTATTAACAGAAGATCAAAGACAGGCACGACTTGCGGAGGTTTGATAGTGACGAAATTGAAGTTTTTATTTATCAGTCTATCACTATCAAGCATAGCTCTCCCTATATTGGCGGCTGTAACCGATGTCGCAACGGTCAATGACGGGGCCACACGACTATCAACAGGAACCCCCGCCTACGTCCTGTCGGTCGTAGTGATCGCTCTCACATGCGTCGTTTATGGCCTGTTCAAGCACATCATTAAGATGAATGACCTGAGCCATAAAGAGTCAACCGATTTGCTGCGCCAGACTATCGCGGTTTTAACCGGCGTGGAGAAGGCGATGGAGAAGTGCAAGGGAAAGGACTGTTGATATGAGGATTCTTTTATTCTTGTTTGTGGTATTTGTCTCTGCCTGTAAGGGGCCGGAGATTCATTTTGCACCTCTAGCTACAGTTGAGGTTCGTGATAACACCGCCAGCGGGAACAGGATCCCGGTCAGTATGGTGCCATGATCTGTAGCGAGTGTGGATTTCAGATGACACCAATCGGTTCGTCATTCGCGTGCCCTGAGTGTTTCGCGATAAAAACAACCGAATGTAATGGAGGGTGCACCTTATGATTACGGCTGTATACCGTGGATTTTCCGGCGGGCCCGGACGGGTCAGCGCCTTAATCAAGCGCCTCGACCGGGTTGAGTTCAAGGGCGAGAAGTTGCCGCCCGTAATCAATCACATCTACCGGCGCTTCGAGTTCGATGACCGGCCTTCGCTGATCACAGAGAGCCACTACAAAGGCGGCGTGCAGATCACCCCGCACAGCCATCTGCTGAAGGCCGTAGACTCGGGCAAGGTTGACCATTGCTACGAGACAAAGATTGCTGTAACGCCCGAGCAGGCCATGGAGCTATGGAATCGACACGAACATCTCCATGGCGACGGGTATGACCTCGGGCTGATCGTCTCTTACTACACTTGGATCCGTTTCCAGCATCGTTCGAACTCTCGGCAATTTGAGGCGAACAAAAAAAATAACAAGTGGACGTGCAACGAGCATTACGTGTCCACTGGCGCGGGGATCGAGAATGATATCCCCAGGGCTGATCTATCGATGACTCCGGAAAAAATGTTCCTTCTCACCTACGGGCATCCGTCCGCGCTTCATGCGGAGATCTACGGGCGCATAGAGCTTGCGAAGTGATAGCATGCTAAAAAGTTGGTAAAATATGTTGAATATGATTTCAGTGAGTGGCATAAGTGTTTTAATTAAAAATAGGCGGTGGTTTCGATGCCCGACATAGCTTTAAATGGCGTTAATTTCGATCAGTTACAGCTTGCTGTGGACTGGTCTATCTCCCAGCTTGCTACGCCGCGCAAGAAGCGCGTCGAGGCGATCAAGGAATATGTCGGCGCTCATTACAATGACGGCGGGTCTGAACTCCGCGTTCCGACAAATTTTCTCGAACTGGCCGTAGTAATTTATTCACGGCAGCTTGCCGCTAGATTTCCGAACGTAATGGTTTCGACCGATATCCGCGAGCTTCGTCCGCAAGCAAAAACCATGGAGCTCGCGCTCAATCAGCTTCAAAGCGAGATCGATCTTGACGGAACCTTGAAGCGGGCTGTTGTTGAGGCCCTATTTTCCGTGGCCGTTGTGAAGGTCGGTATCGCCTCTTCCGGGGAGGTCGTACTCGGCGTCGATGTGGGTGAGCCGTACGCAGACCCGATATCTCTTGACGATTACTTCATTGATATGTCGGCCAAGAATCGCGCGTCCGTTCAGTTTGAGGGGAATGACTACTGGCTCCCGGTTGAAGATGTTAAATCGATGTACGGGTTGGATGATGTAAGCCCGGACGCACACACGGTTATTGGCAGCAAGGGCGAGTCTCGCGCCGAGAGCGTGAGCTCTAGCGGATCTGCTGATTTGTACAAGGATAAGGTTTGGATGCGTGACGTTTGGTTGCCGAGAACGCGCCAGCTCGTCACGTACGGTGTTTTGAATAAAAAGCTGTATCGCGTTATTGATTGGGATGGCCCGGAGCACGGCCCGTACCATACGCTCGGATTCTCTGACGTTCCCGGAAACCTCCTGCCACTTCCGCCCGTGTCTTTGTGGCGCGATCTTCATGAGCTCGGAAACTCCCTGTTCAGAAAGCTTGGTAGACAGGCTGATGCCAAAAAGACGGTCGCCGCATTTTCAGGTGGGAACGAAGAAGATATCACGGGCCTCAAAAACGCCCGCGATGGAGAGGGGATTCGGTACACCGGGCAAAAGCCCGAATCCATTACGGTTGGCGGTATTGATGCCCCCGCCCTTGCGTTTTACCTACAGGTCAGAGATCTGTTCAATTACTTCGGAGGCAATCTTGACAGTCTCGGAGGGCTCGCCCCGTCAACCGATACGGTTGGCCAGGATCGGCTTTTGGCTGAGGCGTCCGGTGCTCGCGTGGCTCAGATGCGCGACGAGACGATCAAGTTCACCAAGGGAATCTTTAAGGCGTTGGCTTGGTACGAATGGACGAACCCGGTTAGAGAGCGCTTCGTTCGTAAAAAAGTGCCGGGCACGAATTTTGGGGTCAATGTAAAATGGAGCGACGAAACACGCGAAGGCGATTACGTTGACTATAATTTTGATATCGATGTCTTCTCGATGCAGGACGACTCGCCGTCTACAAAGCTTCAGAAGGTTGGCGTCGCAATGGAACGCTTCGTTGTTCCGATGATGCCTCTAATTCAGGCTCAGGGTGGGCAGGTTGACGTTCAGGCTCTTCTGGGGCTCGTGAGTAAGCTATCGAATGTCCCTGAGCTTAACGAGCTGGTTGTATTTCCTGATGGTGGCCAGCAGTCGATGCAGGCTTACGGAAACCCGGAGCCGACTATTGCGGGCAGCTCGACCAAGACTTATGAGCGCGTGACGCGCCCCGGCGCAACCCGGCACGGGAAAGATGATGTGATGAGCAGGCTGTTGCTTGGCGGTGCCACTCAGGATTCTGAAATGCAAACCTTGGGGGTTCCGTAATGCCAATCGTGACCAGACATTATAAGGACGGGAAGCTTGTCGAGGCGACCCTTGTCGTCGCCAATAAGGACGGCGGCGGGGCTAAATCCATTGATATCCCTATCGGCGATGCACGGCCAACCTTTGAGAAGAAGGCATCGACATGGCCTCTTGAATGCTTCGCCTCTGGCGTTCATCCAAATCAGGCAGCTGAATTGGCTGGACATTTAAGGGCGTGCGGCGTACCAACTGAAATCAGTCGTGACGGCAACCCGATCTACACCAGCTTGCAGCATCGCAGAAAAGCGTTAAAGGCCCGCGGGATGTTTGACCGGAACAGTTATATTTAAACCACACAGGAAGAGATCATTTATGGATGAAAACGAGGATTTGAAAAAAGAGATCGATAGCGCCGTATCGGACGTTGTTGAGAAAAAAGCGCAGGATGTCGATGTTTCCGATATTCCTGATGGCTCCGATGTTCCGCCGGATAAAGACGCTTCCGGCGATGTTGGTGATGACAAGTCGCCAAGCGATGGTGGAAAAGACGGTGAAGATAAGCCAGCTCGCGACGGCGATCTGCCCGATGATATCACCGACGATCACCTAGAGCGGGCCGTAAAGGCTGGTATTGATATCAAAACCGCTCGGGCGTTCAAGAGTGCTGAGGCCCTTGACCGTGTTGTTTCTTTGCTGGATGACCGGCAGAAAGACAAAGGTGCAGCTGATAAAAAGGAGGACGCTAAGGAGTCTGATGACCCTCTTGCCGGTATTCCAGACCTTGACCCTGAAGAGTATGATCAGGCGATAGTAGACGGATTTAAGGCGATGAAGGCCATTATCAGATCGCAGCATGAAGCTATTCAAGGGTTCAATAAAAACGGCGAGCCGTCTTGGATTGAATCTCAGATCTCGGAGCTTGGTGTCCAGGCGACCGCGGATCAGACAGCCGCGTTGAAGAAGAAATTTGATGTGCTATCAGCCGGATATAAAGCCTCCGGGGATAACGTCAGCAAAGAAGATGTTTTCAGCGAGGTTGCGAAGATGGTTTTGGGCGGCGAGATTGCTGCCTCGAAGGAAAAGGATCTTGCTGCCAAGTTGGTTAGCAGGAGCAATCTGCACACGTCGCGACCGAGCGGCAAAGGGCTGAAAGCAAAAGGTGATCCGTTGCAGGATATTGCGGCGGAGATTGACGCCAAGCATTTTAAATAAATTTATAAAGGAGAAATATGGGACTTGCACACAGTCAGATTGACGATCTTGTTTTGCTTACGCAGAATAAGCTGATCGCAAAGGGCGCGTTCGTTGATATGCAGACTGATCTTACCGATCACGTCGCTGTTCGCGAAATGTGGAAAAACCGCCAGAAGAAATTCGACGGCGGAGATAATTGGGAACTTCAGTATCAGATGGATCACAACCACTCTGCACGGGCTGTTGGCCTGTATGAGCAGGACGGTTCGAGCGTCGGTGATACGATGGTTAAGGGTGAGGTTTCTGCTCGTCATGTGAACGCGCATTACATCTACGACCAGCGCGAAAACGCATTCCAGCAGGGCGGAACGCAGATTGTAAACCTGATCCAGACTCGCTACACGGCGATGATGGTCAGCTTCTACGAGATGCTTGAGCAGATGCTTTGGAGCAAACCTGTTGATAGCTCCGACAAAAAGACCCCGTACGGAATCGCGTACTGGATCACTCGCTCGGCTACTGACGGGTTCGGCGGCGGAAATCCGGTTGGGTTCTCCGAAGGTCGAGCCGGGATCAGCACTTCCGACTACGCTCGCTATGCGAACTACACCGGGAACTATGCCGCGATCACGAAGGAAGATCTGATCCGCAAAATGCGTGCAGCTCACCGCCGCACCGCGTTTCGCTCGCCCGTGTCTCACGCCGTCCCGGATCTCGGGAAAATGGGTAACGGAATCTACACCAATGACACCGTAATTGGGTTGCTGGAAGAGATTCTCGAAGCCAACAACATGAACCTCGGCAACGACATTGCGAGCAAGGACGGAAAGACCTTGTTCAAATCGACTCCGGTTCAGTACGCTCCGTACCTTGACTCCGATGTCAAAGATCCGGTCTACATGCTGGACTGGAAGACGCTGGCCGTAGGCGTCATGTCTGGATGGGAAAACAACCTGTCCGCTCCTTACATGGTTCCGGGAAAACATAACGTACGTCGTGTTGATCTGGATGCCTCGTTGAACATGGTTTGCACCGACCCACGTCGCCAAACTGTGATCTGTAAGGCGTAGTCGTCATCTGGCCCGCCCAGTGCGGGTCAGGTTTTTTTCAAAAAGAAAAAGGAGATAATCATGGATATGAGTTTGAATGGGCACCGCAAGGGCCCGAATGTTGTTGCCAAGTGGTTGTGGTACGAAGGTACTGATGCTATCACGGAAGGCGAAGCCGTCGTTTTCAAAAGCGACTTTGGAGTAGCTGCTAACGTTGATGGACGCCGGTGCAACCATGTTGTTCGCCCTGGCGCTGGCTCCGTTGCGGCTGACTTTGCAGGGGTTTGCGCTGGCAATCATGCCGCGTCCGCTACCGGCCAGTTGATCGAGGTGTACGCTCCGGGATCGATGGGCGTTATTGCTCAGCTTGGCGCTGGCGTCACGACTGTGATCGGAACCGGCGTGTTGGTGTTCACCAACGGCGGAACCTTCATCGTTGGTGCAGGCGCTGGCCAAGGGTTCGCAATTCCTCGTCAAACGCAGGCGACTGCCGCTGGCAAGGTTCAGGTTGACCTGATGACCGGGGCGACCGTGTTCCCCGCGGTTGCTGCCCAGGCTAATAGCGTCGCAGTTGACGCTGCCGGTATCGTCGTAGACTTTAATGCTCTGCTGGCGAAGCTCCGGACGGCTGGTGTTCTTCTCACCTAATCAGCAAAATTGATGGCGCGGGGACTTCAACCCGTGCTACCATAAAAACCACATAGGAGTTTCTCAATGGACGATTTTGCAAAAAGTATGTTTTCCGCCCTCGGGTACGACATGAACGTTTCTCAAAAAACGCTCGAATCCGTTTACTCAGATTTCAAATCTAAAAAAGATAAGATCCAGCCGGGACGCCTGACCGCTGAGGGGTATGCGATGGTTTCGACGCTTGCCGGTATCCTTGAGCCCAAGAAGCCTGCCAAGAAGCCGACCGCTGATATCGCCCCCGCTGCTGACGCCTCATTATCCGACGCCCCCGGCACTCTGCCGAATTGGAGTTAGTTTTTATGTCCGAATCATCTTTATCAGTAAGCTATGACGATCTGATGTCAGATGTCGGACACTTTGTCGGCTATGGCGCAAATGTTGACGAGTTTTCTCTTGCCGAGCTCGAAGAGGTTGATCGCTACGTTCAATCCGGGATTCGGCAGTTTTATTTTCCACCCGCAATGCCGGGCGTCGAGGTCGGTTGCGACTGGTCTTTCATGCGACCAACCGGGACTATCACAACGGTTATCGGCGAATCCGTTATCGATCTGCCGGATGACTTCGGACGCATCCTCGGGAAATTTCATCACGACCGAAGCGTCTACTCCCCGGCCATTTCAATTATCCCGGAATCGCGCCTGCTGTCGTTGCAGTCGGCTCATGTCGAGCCGTCAATCCCGCGGGCGGCATGTATCCGGAATAAGACGATCGTCGCCGGTTTCGGCCAGCGCTTCGAAGTCGTCCTCTGGCCTGTGCCGACGGCAGTGTTCACTCTTACCTACCGGTACGAGGCATACAGCGGCAAGCTGTCGTGCGGAATGTATCCGCTCGGCGGGATGCGCTACTCGGAGCTGGTGACCGAAAGCTGCCTCGCTGTTGCCGAGCGCAGAGCGAATGATGAAAAAGGCATTCATTGGGATCAATTTGTTCAACTTATGGCGGCGGGTGTCGCCATGGATAGAAAACAGGGTGCGTCGTCGTACGGGCAGATGTCCGGCTGTGAGGAATCGCAGCAAGTTCGTTTGCGAAGCGGCGAAGTTACCTATAAGGGAAATACATGGTAATGGAGAAATTATGATAGGTCGCATCGCAAGTGTATTGAGAATCAAGCCTCCGATTCAGGCGAATGAGGGGTTGCTTCTTGCTTCTGGCGGAACCGTTCCAACTGACGGAGATGCCGGGTATCAGACGGGCTGCTTGTTTCAGCACACAGACGGCGGGGACGCAACCGCTCTTTATGTGAACGAGGGAACGGTAGCCGCGTGTACGTTTAAGGCTGTAATAGTTGCAGCGTAATGCCAAGGCAGACATCCAAAACGCTGAGCTTCCCGATCGCCGGTGTTGCTCGTAGAGCGTCTTATCGAAAGCAGGTCAGACCTTACGTATCTCCTGCTGCGGTAAACGTGCGCGGTAACGGCAGCCTGGAGGAGCGCCAGCGTGGCGGAAGTCGCCCTGGCCTGGTCGCTATCTCGGGCATTGAGAAGATGGAATCCGAGATTTTGCAATGGCCCGACGGCAGCGCCGTTGAGTGGCCCGATGGTTCGGATGTTATATTTGACATCAGCGTTCCGGTCATTTCGGCCGATGGCGGATTGATTCTGACTGATCGTTCATTTTTGATTCGCCCGGTAGTTGAATCCGGGAAGCTCCCGGATGATCATGATATCAGCTGCGTCTATCGAAACCGACTGATCGTAGTAAAAGACAATCTGTGGTACGCGTCGCGGGCCGGGGATTATTCCGACTGGGACTTTGGGGCCAACTTCGAGGACGTGTCTCGCGCCGCATTCGGAGCCGCGGCGCTGGCGGGGTATATCGGCGAAGATATCACGGCGATTGTCCCGTATCGGGACTCGCACTTAATCATATCGACCAAAAATAGTCTGTGGGTTTTGCAGGGAGACCCGGCTACCGGCCAGATGTCGCTCTTGAGTGAAGAGGTCGGCGTGATAGCCCCCATGGCGTGGGCGTTCGCTGGCAGCATGCTCGTCTTTCTGACGAATGACGGGGTTTATATCGGCGGTGTCGAGTCTCGGCCCGTACGCATGAGCGAAGAGGTGCTTCCTGGCGCTCTTCGCAACGTGAACGTCAACACGAACACGATCCTGATGGCCTTCGATATAAGCCTGCGCGGGGTTCACCTGTTCATAACTCCGGATCAGGTTTCGGGCGAGTATCCTGTTGGAACAAACTATTGGATCGATATCGACACCAGCGCAATCTGGCCCGTTTCCTTTTCAAACAGCGACGATCATCAGCCGGTGTCGATCGCTTATATTTACGGGCCCGGAACCCGTGACGTGGCGCTCCTCGGACGCGATGACGTTTGGCGCAAGTTCGATATCGATGCCGACGACGACGACGGTGACCCGATCAATAGCAGCGTTATTATCGGCCCGTTTTTGATAGCGACCGACGAGGTTCGTGATTGCTTAGTTTCTGAGGTTGATGGCATATTGGCAACCGGTTATTTTGATTGCCACGGCGTTTGGGGCGAGTCTCGCAATCGCGTTGTTCGTCCAAGGAGCCGAGGTGCGTGGGCGGCATTCAAATTGTCATCTGTCGATAAGTGGGCGTATGAGGCGATAGTTATTCGCGTGAATCAGCTTGGAAGGATTAGAATATGAAGATTGAGGATGTTATTGCGGACTCTGAAATTTCCGGATCTGAAATGATTCCGGTCGCTGATAACGGCGTCGCAAAGAGAGTAACGCCATCGCAAATCAGCGACTACACCATTGCCCAACTCGCGGCGATAACCGGAGTTGCTGCCATCGAGACCGGGGATGGCGTTTTTGTTTTGCGGGACGGAGCGCTCGTCCCTGTCGATGTTGATGCTATCACACAGCGAGCCGTAGATATTTTGTTTGACGGCTTAACGGAGGCATCTATCGACGGATCTGAGATTGTTCCCGTAAGATCCGGCTTAGACGAAAAAACGGTATCGGTATCCGACTTGGTTGAT